CTTGCCTTTTATATGGCCGGACAGGTTACCGGCAGTTACATCTGCGTTTTGCCCCACCTGGGCGGCAAGGTCTTTGCCGATTTCCGCGTTCACGCTTCCGCCCACGGTTTCGGCGACGTCCCCGCCCACGTCGATTTTTGCGTTCTCATCCACTGTCAGCCCGTCCACCTTGCCTTTTATATGGCCGGACAGGTTATGGGTCTTTCTGTCATATTCCAGGTATGTGCCGTCCTTGAATAAAACATGCCGCTTGTCCTGGCTGGAAACAGGGGTCTTGTCGGCGCTGCTGTAGATCGCACCCACAACAAACCCCTGGCTCGGCCCGTAGGGCAGGCTCAGCACCATCACGTGGTCGCCGATATCCGGCATCCAGTAGGCCTTATCCTGATTTGTTTTTGGATACAACACCTGGCAGTTCCAGGTGATCACGCTTGCCTGATCGGCAAACCGCACCCGCACGGTCGCCTTTGCCGGGTTGGTGGAATCCACCACCCCCACCCGCAAAAGCCGGAACACGATTTCATATAGATTTCTTACATCTGCTTCAAGCTGTTCTGTCAGGCTCATTTTATTTCCCCGTGAGTGCGTTTAAAAACGTTTATAAACGTTTTAAAATACATAACCCGACCAACGGGCCGTCTAATTCTTTTTGCCCCTTCTGAGGCTCAATCTGGTGGTATATCCCTGCTGCCTGTTATATGTGTGCGTGGTCTGCTCCACAAAATGTTTGCCGGACACCGCGCCAAAGCCCGCAAGGTTGACAGACACGCCCGCTGCGATATCCGGCCGGCCCGGCAGGGTGATGCTGCCTGTAAGCTCCCACTTGTTTGCCCGCTCAAGCTCTTTTTGCGCACGCTCTATGGCCTTGGAAAGATCTTCCACCCGCTCGTTTATCACCAGGGTGTCCCCGGTGGCAGGCGCCTGCGGGTCGGTTTCCGTGTGGGTGTGCTCCTGTTTTTCAGAAGGGTCCCAGTAGGTCACCCTGCAGGCCTTGTAGATTTTATGGGTCTTGTCCCTGAAGCTGTACCGGGTAACCTCAGCGGCGTCTATTGCGCCCGCTACCACGTCTTCGAGTTTTTCCTGATCGCTTACGATGATCTTGTTTTCAGCAAGCTTGGCATACAGGTTGTGCGCCTTGCACAGCCGCTGAATAAACTCCAGGTCGCTTTGCTCGGTCTGGTCCTTTCTGGCATACCCGGGCGGATCATCCACCTGCAGCATGGTCTCCAGTCCGTGCTCTGATGCGATCTGGGAAACGATTGTGGCCAGATCCATGTTTTCCCAGGCCCGGGTCTTTTTTTCGCGCATGGCGCCTGTAACCTTTGCGGAATGGGCCATGATCCGCACCTTACTCGGCGGGCCGGTAAAGCTGATTTCATCCACCTCAAACACGCCCAGGCGAAACCGGATATCCTCACGCAGCCCGCCCCAGTATTTGCATTCAAGATCCGCCTCAACTTTATCGCCCTTGACCGGGTACCAGTCGGACTGCCACAGCCTGTCTCTGTCTGCCAGGGCAATTTCCAGATCATCTGCCTGGCCCTCGGCGTAATCGGTATAGGTCAGCCGCAGCAAGTACGGGTCAACAAACCTGGAAATATCGGCGTTCTCATAAACAATTACCGGTGACACCCTGCGCTGCTTCATGACATATTCCCTATCCGTCTTCCGCCCTCGGTCTTCAGTCTTCCGTCCTCTGTCATCTGTCTTCTGTCATCCGCTTCCAGGGCGGAAGACTTGCGGGCGCATTGTCTGCTGCCACCTCGGGCACGGTCATTTCAACCCCGCCGGGCAGCTGCGCGTAATGCATGTAGTCCGGATTGGCCCACAGCATTTCGGTCATGTAGCGCTCCGCCCCCAGGGCCCGCTTTGCGATTTCGTCCCAGTGTTCACCTTCGCGCGCGACAATCTTACCCGCCAAAATCCGTCCTCCGTCTTCGCTCCAGGGCCCGCACAACGGCCTCGTAAACCCGGTCCTCCAGCTCCCGGTTGTCTTCATCCAATATGCGCTCGATTTCGTCCGCGCCGCCGCCCGCGCCCACGTATATATCGCCCCGGCTGTTGTCGATATTTCCGATGTGTATTTGCACCGCGCCCTGCATGCCGGCTGCCCGCTGGTCCGGCCGGGTGATCTCCGGGTAATCCCTGGGCGTGGCAATATCTGACACTGTCTGAACTTTTGCAGTCATGTCCGAAAGCTGAGGCATACCTGCAAGCTCGGGCCGCCACCGGGCGGTTGCGGATAAATCCGGAATCTGCGGAGGAGCCGGAGCCTCCGTCATGTACTGAGCCCGGGCAGTCATGTCCGAAAGCTGAGGCATACCTGCAAGCTCGGGCCGCCACCGGGCGGTTGCGGATAAATCCGGAATCTGCGGAGGAGCCGGAGCCTCCGTCATGTACTGAGCCCGGGCAGTCATGTCCGAAAGCTGGGGCATGCCGCCGGCAATCGCAGGGGTCAGGGCCAGGGACGCAGACATTGCCGCCGCAGGTACTGCCTTTTTCGCCGAATCCAGGGCGGCTTTCATGCGCCGGCTTACCGGGTCCGGCCGGATCCCGGCAGCCATCGTGTTCATGAGAGCGCCCCCGGTCTTGTGGATATCTGCCAGCGGCCCCATCTTTGCCGGGGAAAACGGCAGAAAATCCCGGATCTTTTGGGCCACATTTTTAACGATTTCCACCGGCTTGGAGGCCAGCGCCTTTATGCCCTCCCACAGGCTGTTCATAATCTTTTGCCCGGCTTCAAACAGGCTGAAGTTAAATAGCCACTCAGAGAGCCGGTTAAGACCTTTGGCAATCAGGGCCACAGGACTAAACGAAGTAAATGCGCCAGTCACCATGTTAGGGATGCTGGTCAGTTTTTCGACCACGCCGGACACAAAGCCCTTGATCCATCCCCAGAACGCCTCTCCGGCTTTTCGCCAGAAATCAAAAGCTATGCCTAAATCAACATCCCGCAGCATGCGAAAAACCCATACAAGGCCAGTAATCGGGGCAAACAGCAAGGAGAATACCTTGCCAACCGCCCGGCCCACAGCGACAACCCCGGAAAGCTCCTTTTGCGTAGCCTCGGCCGGAGCAAGCAGCTTGCCCAGCCAGGAAAACAGGTCGGCAACAGGGGAGAGCACCAGCTTAACCACGGACCACAGCCCCTTAAACAGCGGCATCAGCGGTGCAAGCCCCTCGGCCAGACCCTTGAAAAACCCGCTGAAAAAAGCCCTTACATAATCCCAGTACTTATAAATCATCATTGCTGCGCCAACCATTATTGCAACAAGCAATGTGACAGGATTTGTCAACAGCGCAGAGTTAAAAGCCCAGACTGCCTTCGTAGCCTTAACAATTCCGGACCATACCCGCGTTGCTGCTGTCACAGCCAGGGTGCGCAGGCTCGTGGTCCAAATGCTCGAAGCGGTTACCGCCCCGGTTTGAGCTGCGATCCATCTGCCCATCGAAGCGATAAGAGTGCTGATATTTGTACGCCATATAGAAGACGCGGTAGAAACGCTGCCCTGGGCTTTCACCCAGGTCCATGTTGCGGAAGCGGCCGCAGCAAGCCTTGTTCTTACCCCGGCAAGCGGCGAGAGCATAGCGGAAAACACCCCCTTGCCCTGCAGGGCCAGTATTGCGGAAAGACCGTTTGCCATGAAACCCAGCATCATGAGCACGCCGCCGCCGACAAGGGTGAATATACCCAGCACCCCTATGGTGCCGAAAATCGCACCGGCCAGGATCTTGTGCTGCTCCGCGAATTTGGCCATCGGCGATATGATCGATTGAATGGTCTTGGCAATTCCCGTTAAAGCCGGCAGAAACATGGTGCCCAAAGTTATCCCCAGGCGCTTTGCTGTATTCCACAAAAGCTGCATCTGGGAGTTAAAAGTAGAAACGCGCTCCTGGAATTCCTTCTGTGCGCTGCCGGCGTACAAGGATTCATCTGCCACCATACCCAAGGATTTTTCCAGGCCCTCATAATTATTTGCCAGCTTTACAATACGCGCGCCAGCTTCTTCACCGAGCACGCGGCTCATATACTCGCCCGCCTTGCCGGTCTCCCTGGCCCGCTCCAAAAAGTCCATGATTGCAGGCAGGGGATCTTTTCTCATGCGCGCTGCAAAGTCTGTTGCGTTAAACCCCAGCTCGGAAAACGCCTCCTGTGCACTCTTGGACTGGGTATTGATCTGGGAGAGTCGCACCATCATTATATTCAGCGCAGTGCCGGCCCGCTCGGGGGCCTCCCCCTGGGCGATCAGCGCTGAAGATAACGCCGCTGTTTGTTCAGCCGCAAGGCCGATGTTTGCGGCAGTACCGCCTACCCTGGCCAGCGCGTTGACAATATCCGGTGCGGCCGCAGCCATGTTGTTGGACAGATAATTTATAGCATCTCCGAGAAGGCCGGTCTTTTCCATCGGAAGATCAAACACGTTGGAGAGCTTGCCCATCGCATCCCCGATCTGGCCCGCAGGCATGTCAAAGGCAACGCCCAGCTTGGATACCATTTCCGTATATTCGGCAAGTTCTTTTTTAGGTATACCCATCTGCGCGCCTGCAGCGGCAAGCTGGGACAGCTCGCCGGCGGCCATCGGAATACGTTCGGACATGTCAAGCAGGGTGGAGGAAAAATCCTGGTACTGTTTCTTGGAAAAATCCGCCACCTTGTTGACATCTGCCATCGAGGACTCAAAGTCCGCGGCGAACTTGATGGGCGCGGCAAACGCGCCGGTCATCACGCCGCCGGCAATGGCCATGCCCTGGCCGTAGCGCTGCATGCCGTCGCCGATGCGGTTTAACCGCTCGGAAAGCTCGGCCGCTTTGGCCTGGGTCTGCGAAATCTCTTCCTGCGCCCGGGAAAGCGGCCGGGTCATCTTGTCGATCAGCGAGAGCGTCAGCCCCGCCCGGAATACCGCGTCCATAAAAAGCCTCAAGCTTCAAGTTGCAAGGCCCAAGCTAAAAGCTAAAAAAGGATTTATTCATTATTTAGCTTGCAGCTTTCAGCTTGGACCTTTCACCTTTTGTTATTCTGCCGCCTGGCTGCGGCCTCTTCCTTTTTTAACCGGGCGGAAAGCTTCTCCGCCCAGAAATAGACCTCTTCGATCTCCATTTCCATTAGCTCTGCGTGGCTCCACCCGAGCTCTCTGGCGAGGGAGACAACAAGCTCTGCTGGGTCACTGCAGAGCCGGGTATGAGCAAAGGGAGGATTTCCATGTACTCCTCCAGATCCATCTCCCGCCAGTCTTCAACGGGCATTTGCTGGCCGTCGATTTCAACCAGGATCGCTGCCAGGCCCAGCTGCATTTCCACCGGATTGG